CTGGTTGTAGTCGTCGTCGATTTTCCAGATGACAACTTTCCAGTTCGTCTCTTTCTTCCCGCCCAGACTGGATTGTGTATGCAGCCACAGCTGCGTTGACTCGACCGGGGAGAAGAAAGGCCCCACAACCAGCGCCTCGTTATCGTTGAGGATGAACTTCGTGGTGTTAATCGTGGCGTTTGCCGGGATGTCCTGCGGGCCTTCGAGTTGGTTCATCGTGAACGTGTACCAGCGCACCGGGTTAACCACAGCGCCGTCGTTTGTTTCAACGGCGGATATCAGCGTTCCTGAGAATGTCGCATCGGTAGTAACGCTGCCTGATGCAGTGCTGTACGTCACGTTGATGGTGAAGGTCACCGCGTGCGGCAACACCAGCCCCATGAAGTAATCGAAATCAGCCTGCTTAATGATTTTCATCGCAATCTGGCCGCCGGAATACGTTCCGCTGACAACTGTGTTAGCCGTCGCTGTCTCCACAGGAAAGTCGCTGGCCTCGTTCTGCCCGGGTACCTCCTGCCCGTCTACGTCATCGAACCCGTACCCCTCGACGATCTGCGGGATGACTTCTCCCGGCTGGAAGAACTGGAATTCAGCGCCTGCCAGAGAGCCCAGGCTGGATTCTGAGTAGCGCACGGACTCGTAATCGTATTTGCCGATCCCGATGCACATCCATTCAGTAACGTACTTCAGGCCGCCATCCGTAGACGTCTGGTGAACGTATTCGAAAACAGATTCCTGGATCAGGTCAGGAAACGAACGAATCTGGCCGTAAATGTCTGGCTTTGCCTTGTAAACGCGCGCGGTGTTTGTCTGGCCTGTCAGGCTATTGTTCGGCGAGTCGACAGAATTTCCACCGGTGTTTGCGATGGCCGGTTTCGGTGCAAGGAACGAAAATACCTGCCCCACCACCTTAAAGATCGGGCTGAGGATGTCGCCGACAATACCCTTCGGCTGGTCGAAAATCTGAACGTGGTCCAGCTCGCTCAGTTCAAACGCCAGCTCGTCATCATCGCCCAGCTTTACTCCGTTGCGGACGATCAGTAGATCGCAGTGAAAGGTAGCGTCATTTGCAGCCAGCCAGTCATAAAAAAGGGTGCCGTTTGGCACCCTGCAACGCAGCTTAGGCGTTCCCGGAAAATTCGATATCTCAACCAGCGCCATATTCGAAAAACTCCACTTTGGTGAATGCCCGATGAATGACCAGCAACGAGTCCATGCGTACGCTTCCGTTCTCGCCGCGCGAGTGCAACGCCTGCCGGTTCAGTACCAGGCCAACGTGTGCCGGTTGCGCGCCGCGGTACCCGACAAATATCCCGCCATCGACAGGTTTATCGACCTGGCGCCAGAAAACTACGTCTCCCTGATAGCAGGTGAAAAAGTCAGCCCCGGCTTCGTAGTCCGGCGTCTGGTGCAGTTCTATGCCGAGGACATGGCGGTAATACAGCACCACCAGTCCCCAGCAATCGACTTTCTCGAAAGAACAGGCACGGTTAGCCCACGGCACGCCGATCATCATGCTGATAAAATCAGAGGTACTGAAGTCCCGTGTATTCGACTGGATCATAAAGGCGACCGATGTTGTTGTTTAATGGGTTGGTAATGGAAAGGGTTACAGATGCGGCATCTGAATCAACGTCAACAGTCTTCACAAAAAGCGTCCAGTTTTTCATAGGCGCAGATGTATCTCCGCTATCGAAAATCTGCCTGGTAGCCGTGATTGGTGACAACCTTGACACCCCCTTCCATTTTTTCATCAGCGTTTTGATATCTGATGAAAGCCGCCCCAACTTAACAGTGGCGTCGATCACCGGCGTGCCGCTCTGCTGACTCTCTTCGATTTCAAAGCGCGCTGGCTTGTATACCTGACCTGCAAGCGTTTTCTCGAAGAACTGTTTGTCTACCAGACGCACATAACCGAAGGAAGGATGGTAAAAGGTAATTGTGTCGTAACTGCCGCGAATAGGGCGCTGTTGCTTGTACTCCCTTAGGCTCGGCATTACGGCACCCTCGGTAGTGATTCCGGATCGCGTCCGTCCGGATAACCAGTGACAACGATATCAAGCCACGAATCCCACGGCGGCGGCAGCTCAACAATAATGTCGTCAAACTCGTCATCGGCATTGTACAGATGGTTTGCAATAACGGTTCCCGTCCAGGTCACCACCCCGCCGTCGATACTGGTTTGCACCGGCATCTGCGTGAAGTGAAGCTCCTGCAGCTGCAGGCCACTGCCGCCTAGGTTGATATTCATCCGGAACCAGTTCAGGCCCCGATTGAGATAGTTCGGGCTGCGCAGCCACTGCTGAAAAGCGCGCTCCTGCGCCAGGGTGAAGATCCACGTCAGCGACCATGTCACTTTCAGGTCGTCAGTAAGGTTCTGGAAGATAGCCGGGCCCACCGCCGGCTGGTCGGTCTGGAACCCGGTATCAAGCGTCATGTTTTTGCTGGCTTTCTGCGCCAGTGGCAGCCAGTCAGGATAGTCAATAATTGGCATCAGCCCTGCCCTCTTGGCGTGCGCTTAACGTTCAAATTACTGGTGATCGCCTGACTTGCTGGCCCACCATTATTCATGTCAGCGATGAATGCATCGATAGTCCAGGTACCGTCACTGCCCTGCGTAGCCTGTGCATCGACAGACGCTGAAGAGTAATTGTTGATATTCAAAATCACCCCGCCACCGCCTCCGGCAGTCATTTCCCTATTGCTTATCACCTTGCCGTTGTCGCCCGGTATCATGTACTGTTTACCGGTGCTGGCCTGGTAAATCTCCGGCATACCACCTTCGCCGACCTGGTACGTTCCGCCAGCCGTTACCGGACCGCCGTTCTTACGTTTACCGAGAAGGTTCGCGCCAATAACGCCGGCCACCGCGCCGAGACCGATCGCTGCAGCCGTTCCCATTGAGGCTATTGAGGAAAGGATTGCCGCCGGGGTCCATGCCGCCGCAGTCGTTGCCGCCGCCGCTGTGCTGGTAGCAGTCTGTGTTGCCACTGCTGCCGTCTGTACTGCCGTCACCGTGCCGATAGCAGCCGTTTGTGCCGCCTGGCCCATGATGGCTGACTTAACCCACTCCACCCCCATTTGCACGAAGGTATTAACCAGGCTGTTGAGAACCGTGCTGCCCAGTGATCGCATTGCATCACTGGCTGTCATGCTCCCTGTGATGATTCCGGTCAGTGCGTTCGAAGCATTTCCAGCTAGCGCATCAATCGAAGCCGCCAGCGCTTCATTGCCTGCGCTCTGGTTACGGAAAATCTCCCATTGAGCCGCGATGCGCGCCTGCTCGTACTCCCTGTCAGCACTAGCGCGTAACATAAGTGCGTTCTGGTGAGTGATAATCCCCTGCTGCTCGTAGGCCTGAATGAGCGCGAGTTTACGGGCATTTTCATTAGCCAGTTGCTGCACCGGGTCCACGCCGCCAGCAGCTTCCTGCTGCGGACTTACTGCCTGATCGGCGCGGATTTTCGCAAGGTTGGCCTGGTGGGTTGCTTCCAGTCGCTCAGATGTCTGATTGAACTGTTCCTGACTGATTTTCTTCGCAGCCAGTGCGGTATTCAGATCCTCAACATCCTGCTTATAGCTGGCGTTTTCGCGCGCTTCTGGCAGGAGCTTCTCAGCTGCCGCCTGCGCCTTAATGGCGTTCGCCGTGTCCCATTTTTTGGCCGCATACTGACCGGCGAGTGCCATCTGCTCTTTGGTGGCACCTTTCCCGAGCGACTGCTGCGCATTCAGGATCGCCTGCTCACGGCTCAGCTTATTAGTTGAGTCGGCGGCAAGTTCTGATTGCTGTTTCAGGTTCGCCAGCTTCTGAGCTATAGACTCAGCCTGAGAGGCCCCCTTCTTCTGCTCGGACTGGAGAGTCTTCTGCGCCTGCGTGTTTTTATACGTAGCGGCAGCGTCATCCTCCATCTGTTTGGCGTGCGGATCATCCTTAGAAAATCCGGCATCTTCGGCAGCATATTGAGCCTGCAACCGCGCGCGAGCCTCACCCTGGAGCTTCGATAGTGCCAGGTTGCGCTCAGACTGTTTGATCAGGTTCTTCTGTCCGGCGGTAAGGTTATCCGTGGACTTATTCAGGCTGTCTACGTTGATCTTCGCGTTGGCCGCCTCTCTTGCCAGATCGACAAGCTTCCCTGCCAGTTCAGCAATGGCTGACTGCCCATCTTTGGATGAGGACTGCATTTCCTGGAGTTTTTTCGCCAGTTCCTGAAGTGCTTCCGGTGAAGGGTTGTTGCTCAGATCTGATAGTTCTCTTGCCAGATCAAACGCTGATTGCTTGCTGATGCCGAGGCGTGAGGAAAGGGTGCTCACCGTTGCAGAAAGCGAGTTCACAATACCTGAGGCATATTGTCCCTGGCTGTTGGCCTGTTGAATGGCCTGGCTCCAATCTGTGGTGGTAACGCCAAGCGCAGAAAGCTCATCGTTGAATTTCTTGATGCTTGGAGACGCGCCGCCAACCGCCGCCAGTGCGCGATCACCTAAAGTGATGAAAGCATCAGACGCGTCACTAATTGCCTTCGGAATCTTTGAGATGGCCTGGTTATACTCGAGCAGCGCCTGATTTCTCAGCAAAGTAGCCACGTCGGCATTTACGCGTGCCAGGGCGGCATATTTGTCTGAAAGCGCGGCCACACCTTGCGAGGAAATGGTGATCACCTTATCCATCGCTTCAGCTGCGTCTTTCAGCGCATCCATGGCGTTTTTACCGCCATTCAGCGAAGTAATCAGCACGCCAGCAAGTACCGAACCAAGGGCGATTATGGCGCCAACTACGGCACCACCAGGGCCGAATGCCCCGGCCAGCTGCGAGCCTTGCTGAGCGAACGCCACCAGCGCAGACTGGCCGCCTTGAACCTGTACGATGAAGTCCTGAACCTGATAACCGGCCTGCTGCATACTGTTTTTCCAGCTGCCAGTGCCTTTTGCGCCATTTTCAACGCCAGCCTTCATGTCATATAAGCGACCAGTAAGCTCACCGATCTTCTGCTTTTCTTCGTCTGTCGCTTTCGACCCCGCTCGGAGCTGTGCAGCCAGGACAGCAGCACTACGCGCGCCATTCTCCTGCGCCTCGTCCAGCACCGCCAACTGGTTACCCAGCGCCTCGATGATGGATTCGGCACGGCTGAATTCACTGCTCGCGCCGCCGGTCCCGCTGCGAGCCTCTTCCATTGCGCGGGCAATGCCGCTCACGTTGGTGTTGAGCTTACGCAGCTGGTTATCCATGGAATTGGCATAACCGGCCAGTTCAGTAAACGCGGACCCGGTCTGTGACGCGCTCTGATCGAGGTTATCCATTCCCTTGCCAGACTGCTGGGCTGCAGTATCCAGTTTATCCAGAGCATCAATGGCCTGTTTCCCGCCCTGCAGCAGCGGCTCAACGTCGGCGCTGATTTCATAAACGATGCTACCGGCGTTCTTCTCACCTGCCATGTCATTCTCCGGTTATTGCTTTGCTTTTGCCCTGCGCGCGGCCTGTTTAGCCAGGTATTCGTCGGCGATACTGTCGTACTCTTCGCGAGTGAAGCCTTTCTGGTCAGGGTATTTCGCCGCCAGCAGCATCTGAAATTCGGTCATTGTTAACTGAGAGGCCTCCCCGCGATTCATGCCGAAGTGGCTGCGCGCTGCGCTGATGTAGTCGAAGGCTTTAAACTCAGTGGTTCGCTCACCAGTTTCATGTCGCTGCAGCTGGCGAACCTTTGCCTTTCCGACGACGCCGTGCTGCATGAGGTGCTGCGCCAGCACGATGATGTCGTTCTTCGGCATTTGCCCTGGTCGGTAGACGACGCAATGCCGCCACCCTTTCCACTCTCCGATCATCGGTGTCAGGTCGTCATCGCAGCACGCCTGCAGCACCAGCATGCACGTTGATAACAGCTTCTCGGCAGCGCGGTTGAATGATGGGGCCAACCAGGCAGGAAAGCGCCCCAACATACCAGCGCACACATCAATGAGTTGAGCGACATCATTGCCATGAATGGTGGCGTACGCCTGCACAATCTCTTCCGGATTGCCGATCCTCGTCATAGCCTCGAATGAAGGTCGTAACAGGTAATCTTTCCCGCCTTCGCGGCTGTCGCTGATAGAGAGTTCGCCAATATCGGTTAAAGCGGTCATAGGCCTTCCAGTAAACGGTCATTATCAAGGGCAGCACGCCGCCCTTTGGAATGTCCGTTAGGTAACGGTAACCGTATGCACGGCCACAAAGTTGCCGTCTTCGGTGTTGATGATGATCTGCGCGCTGCCGGTGGCGACGCGCGTCACGGTAACGGTATTGCCGGAGGCGGTAGCTGTTGCCTTGGTCGCATCGGTAGTCGCTACAGTGAAGTCTTTGTTGGTAGCGCCGGTTGGTGCGATGTTCACCGTGAAGGTGCTGGTACCGCCTGCCGTGCCGGTGCTGGTTGTCGGGGTTACCGTCACGCCAGTCACCGCAACCGCAGTGATTTCGTTCACTTCGATGGTGCTTGCGTCGCCGACTTTGAACTCGGTAGAGAACGTGACGATGTCATTTGTGCCGCCGTCAGAGCTCAGCGCGGTGATGTTCATGTAGCCGATGAATTCAACCGGGCCATATTCCATTCGCACCCAGATGCCCGTTTGACGCTTGGCAGCAAGCTCGTCAGCAAAGTACTTAATGAATTTGCCGACGCCGTACTGATCCAGCTTGTCCTTCTTGCGCACTTCACCTTCAAAACTGAAGGTAAGATCACTGTTGGTGATGATGGTCTCGACATAGCCGCCGCCGTCATCCGCATCAGAGGTAACCGAGTTCGGGTTGAAGTCGAAGCCTTTAGACGTACCTGCAGCCAGCGCCTTCCACTCAGATTCAAGTGGCTTGACGTCAGGGCAGCCATCGGCGACTTCCAGCACGACCGCACCGCCGAACAGGCGCTCGTTCGAGTTCTGGCAATTAGCCATGTGAAACTCCTCTTTGACGTATAAAAGAAAACCCGCCGGAGCGGGTTATTTGGTTGGGATGGCTATTCGCCGTAAGTGCAGGCGAACTGGAGTCTGAAGACTATTCGCCCTTCTTCTGTGAGCACCGGCGCGGGAATTGCGCCCATGTTCTGGATGTAGCCGACGCACTCGTCAGCCATAGGATTGGCCTGGACGTAATCGACGATGCGCTTCACGGCGTTGAGCGCGTCTTTGCGCTTGTCCTTCGCGCCTATGACATCAACCAGGACGTGATACTCAGAGCCGAGGTCCGTGCGGATATTCGAGCCGCCGTTTGGCCTGAATACCATGATCGCCTTCGAAAGGTCTTTCGGGTCGTCGTACATCAGCTGCTGCACCGTGAAGCCTGTCGTTAGCCCGGCGTCGCCGAACATGTTGCGCACCCGCTCGTGCATCATGGGTGTCATAGCGAAAGCTCCTTGCGCATCACCGCGTCAACGTTATCGCGCTCGTCATTCGCGCCTTTGGTCAGGAATTGAGGTTCACCATGCGGATCCCAGTAGTTTCCCGTTCCGGTCCCGCCGCCGAACTGCTGTCCGGCACGGGTCGTACCAAAGTGCGCGCGAGGCTGGCCTTTCAGCTTGCCTGACGCCTCATGCACGTACGCGGCATAGTTGGCTGAGTAGCCTATGCGCCCGGTAATGAACACGCCGCCAGCGTCGATTTCGCGGAACTGGCTGTTAATCAGCGTAGAGGTGTCGATCGGAGTGTAATAGGCCGCCCGCGCACCGATAAGAATCATAGCTGACTGCAGAGCGCGGATTACCTTGCGCCCCTTAACGTCGTTGATGACATCGTTAAGGTGCTTCTTCGCCTGGCTGATGCCCTTCACTTTGATGCCCATGGCTACACTCCCGTAATAATCGCCCAATCATCTTCCAGACCGTCGAGAGTGTCGTTCCAGCGCGTTACGTGACGCACCTCATCGGCACCGGCCACGACCGGGTCTGGTTCAGTGCTCACACCAATCAGGATGTAATCGCCCTCATCGGCCAGCGCAAACGCAGTAAAGAAGGTGTTTTTTACAACAACCTCTTTACCGATTGAGCCGAGCTTTGCTGACAGGCCGCCGATGTAGTCGCACATGATGGTTTCTGGCGGTTCGTATGGGTCGACAGGATCGCCAAACTCATCATTACCGCCAGCGCCCTTACGCCATATCGTGCACGGCTTGTTGTAGGACCATGAAGCAGTAGACGACATCAGCCCTCCTTCCAGCGCAGCACCTTCGCGCCAGTCGCCCGGATGCGCGGGCAGTTAATGAACCACCCGCC